GCTTGTCGGCGTCTGCTGCCACTGCGCATTCCATTTCTGCACAGGTAACGACGCTTTAATCGACAACAGCGCGTCTTTTTCCCAGAACTCAGGCCACAATGGCTTGTCTGACGGCAGAATCGCGGGAAATTCTACCACTTCCCACTGATCCGCCATGATATCGCTGCCCTGATTGGCGAGTAACCGCCCTGTCAGGTCCTTTTTTCCCCACCGAGTCATAACAATTATGATTGCACCGCCAGGTTGGAGACGCTGACGGGGGCCAGAGGTGTACCATTCGTACGCATGGTCAAACGCAGTCTCACTCAAAGCGTCTTGTTCCGAGTGAGGGTCGTCAATTACGAACAAATCCGCACCACGACCAGTCACCGCAGCACCAACACCAGCCGCAAAGTACTCGCCGCCCTTGTCAGTTTGCCACTTACCCGCGCCTTTGTTGTCTTCTTTTAGATTGGTATCAGGGAAGATGTCTTTATATTGTGGATCGTCTATAAGATCACGAACTTTCCGACCAAAACGCACCGCAAGTTCCGTGTTATGGGTAGCCTGAATAATCTTTAGTTTAGGGTTTCTACCCAAAAACCACGCTGGCATCAGATATGACGCAAATTCTGACTTAGAATGACGCGGTGGCATGTTGATAATCAGACGTTTCAACTCGCCCCGTGCTACCCTTTCCAGCTTTTCCGCGATAATCCGGTGGTGTCTGCCCTCGATAAAGTTCTCGTACACATGGTGAGCAAAGGGCATGAACAATTCTTGCGCCTTTTCCCGTGTATCCAAGCGTTTCTTGGCCTCAGTTAAGGCCAAGATTTCTTTTAAGGCTTCTTCTGGTAAGGCTTGTAAGTTCATACGCTACGTGTCGTTGGTCTCACTCGTTCAGTCCGTGTCGTCGTGATCCGTCGTTGACCTGGACCCCGCTCCCCTGGTCTCGTTACGATGCCAGTATAGGCTTGGACCCCACGACCCGCGCGTTGACGTTGCGCTGTCGTAATCTTCTGGCACATCGGTCCATCGGCTGTCTCGACCATCTCATACCCTTCAGGACATTCAGTAATCGTATTGCCGTCTTCGTCTGTTGTCGTAGTAACCGGAATGAAGATATCAGTACCGTCATCATCTGTGGTAGTCGTTGTTGTGTCATCATCCACTTCTACCTCGACTTCATCATCGTCGTCTTCGTCTGGGACGTTGACTGTCGTAGCAATCGTAGTATCGGTTGTCGTATCTACGGCGGCGTCTGTCTTTGTGTCTACTGCGCTATCCGTTTTTTCCGTCGTATCCACTGAAGAGTCTGTTTTCTCCGTGACATCGGTTTTCTCTGTTGTGTCCACTGAAGAACCTGTATCCAGCAAATTCAACTGTTGGCTATCATCATCGTCAAACAAGAAATCTAACTGCTGTTCACTATCTAGTCCGCTATCGGTCTTAATGTCCAACCCAGTGTTCGCACCAAGAGCCGTTTCAATCCCTGTTGCAGGTTTAGCAGTGACGCTATCTTGACCCGCCTTCTTCGCGTTTTCCAGCATGATATCCATGCGGGTCTTGCCCTCGTTAGATACAAACGGGCGGTTGACTGCGTTGTCTACAACCTGCGCTCCCGCTTCTGGGCCTAGCTTGTCGTTAATCTCTGCAACCAACTCTTGACTGACGCCTCCAGTCTCCAAGACTGACTCATCCGCCAGTGCTTGCAACATCTGGTTGTCTGAATCCATCTTCTTAGAAATCGCACGTTCTGCAACCGCTTCAGCCTCGTTCAAGGTTAAACCAAGACCGTCTAACTCTGTGACATCAATCGCACCTGTGTCTTCCAACTGCTGTGTCATCAACTGTTCTGCTAGCGTCAAATTATCAGGAGCCAAGTCCGCCGCTGCGCCCGTGTCGCCAACACCGCGAACCCCAGCTTCCTCCATGGTTTTCGCCGCTTCTTCATATGCACTCTCAACTCCCGCTGGAGCCTGTGCTGGTTGACCCGCTGTTTGACTTGTCGGTACAAACTGATTTGGAGCAGTTTGACTTGGAATCGCTGTCACACCGCGTGATGTACCTGGCAAGAAGGCACTGACCATCTGTCCACCAACGCTTTGTCCTGGCGTTACATCCGTGGCTCCAAGTCCGCTGATCATCCCAAGGTTTGTTTGAAGTTGTTCTAAACCTTCTGTAGCAGCCTCGCCCACACCACCTGCTGTAGCCGTTGCAGGAACACGCACTGCCATAGGTGCGCGGCCCACTGCGCCTTTCAACGGTGAAGCTAGCCCCGCCAGAATTGTATCAAACGTACCCGCTGTTAGACCCGCGCCCAAAACAGCAGGAGACGCCGCCTGACGAATAGCCTCTTTCGCTGATGACTGTGCTTGAGCTTCTGCTAACCCTGGATCTACGCCTTGAGTTAGTAACGAATCTCTGTATGCACCAGTAAGTGTTTGATAATCTGGATTCTGAGCTAGCTCTCCAGATTGCTCTAGTTGATCGAGCTTTGCGTCGATTTCCATCGCAGCCGATCCGCCGCCTTCCGCAGCACTGGTTGCGAACACTAGCGGCAAACCAACGCCTGGAATCATCGATGTCACAACATCTCTAGCAATGTCGCCCATCTCTCCAACAGCATTCAAAGCGATTCCTCGCCCAGTGGCCTCTCCCGCAGTAGGGAACCTTCCGCTCATCAAGTCTTCGAAACTACCCGTAAACCTACTGGCTTCCATTTCTTCTTGGATTTTAGGAGGCAACTTTGCGAACTCAGATGCAGATAAATCTTGGAAATAATCCACGGCTGGCTGCATAAAACGTGTGGCACCTGTCGTCGGGGGCCTCGGCGTACCGGATATATTTCTCGCCACACGTTGACCTGTAGCTGGATCGATAGCCTCATAGCTCGTCATGTCAAATGAACCAAGAATATCTCCGAAAGCACCAATACCTCTCGCCGCTGCCGCCATGTCTCCCGCTGCCGTAGAAGTAAGAGACTTGGTTATCGGATCTCGCAACATGATCGCATCTAATAGTGTATCCGTGAAAGACTTGTCTGGAAGTCCGTCATTGTCGCGATCTACAACAGCAGGTGTCGCTTGCGACATACCATCCGCACCCGTTAGGTAATCTGGCAATGATTGTTGGATGTCTTGACCAGACTCATAACCAAGCCGTGGATTTGTTGTTTGACCACTCCTGATGACCTCTATAGCCTCTTCCGCAGTATATATCGGGTTGCCTTCAGCATCAGTACCAATCGGACCACTAAAGTCGTAACCCTCTTCAGTCCCTGGTCCGGTGGGCGAGGCTGTGTCAATCTCTGGTGCCATGATCGCCGCAACTTCTGCATCCGTCAGAGGTTGACCCGCGCCCAAACCTAGCAGCGCACTCGCTTCGTCCGCGCCAATAGTTCCCGCAGCCGACTGATCAGCAATCTCCTGCAATGACTCAGTATACGTGTTGGCCTGCGGTACATAACTAAAGTCCGCCTGACCAATGCCCGTACCAGTAGGCGACACAATCTGATCGCCTCTCGGATCTTTCGCATCCACATCAAACTGCCCGAAGTCAAAGTCCGTGCCCAAGCTGTCCAAATATTCCTGCGCCAATTCCGACACTACAGGCTGCTCGAACAAACTCTCCTCGTCACCCTCAACAGCTTGCTGCGCCGTCGCAGCTTGCTGCGCCATGGTGTTGTCCGCTTCCGCTGCTGCCTGTGGCGTCGAGTACGCGTTACCAAATGCATCATAGCTAAACGTCGGTGCCGACACTACAGGCGTCGAAGGTGCAAGGTCCGTGGTGTAAAGATTGCCCTTATAGGTAAACGTATCCGCTCCCATCGCACGGTTCCGCGCAAACGCATCACCAAAACTTTCCGTCTCTACAGGTGCCGCTGCCGGAGTGCCACCACCACCACCACCATACGTGATCGTAGGCGTATAATTGTCTACACCAGACTGCTCCGCAAAGCTGCTGCTTGCCGTCTGGTTATCCTGACTGCGGAATATGTCCAGCGCATCGTAGTCCGTTACCGACGCCTGAGTTCCAGCAAACTGACTGCCCTCGTTCAGCGATACCGTCGCAATCGCTTCCTTTACATTCTTGTCCGCTGTTCCACCCGCAATAACATCCTGACCAAGGTTGTTGTCGCTCCCCGCACCCGTATACGTCCGTGTCAGGTATCCACTGCCAGAGTCTACCCACTCAAAGCCGTCACCCGCATACTGGCCCGTAGCCGAAACCTGACCAATCGTATTACTACTGCTTGAAGAACTAGAGGAGGATGAACTAGAACTACTGTCGTCAGAACTACTGCTGCTGCTGGCATCATCCTTACCAAAGGTCCGTGGATCACGCAAAAAGGGCATAAGAAAAGGCATATCAGGTCTCCATGCGGTAGTTTGCTCCTACAAAGTCATAACCGCGTTTTTCTAGTATTCCGTTAAAAACTTTCGGATTTATGTTCGTACTCTGACCAACGCGAATCTCCTTCGCTCCCTTATTCTTAGCCCAAGTCTCAAACATCTCCAATAGCTTCAATCCTACGTGTGTTCCACGATACTCTGGCATAACATACCATATAACATCACTCGCCACCAATGCCCGACTGAAATAAAACTCGTCAAGCATCCCAGCAAACGCCCCAACAGGCTTATCCCCATCCAATGCTAAAAAGAAAACCGTTGAACCTCCCGCCGCATAACGCGTGGCAACCTCAACCAACTTATCCCCATCAAACGGTACGTCCTTGTAAGAACCCTCCGCATGCGCCCGAACCCCCAAGTCCAACACATGACCCGCTATGAAATCATCTACAGCAGATACCTCAAATACTTCCATCAACCCTTCCGATACAAACTCTCTATACCACCAGGCGTACTATACGCCTTGATGTTCCCCAATCCAGGAATCCCAACACCACTCAACGGACTCATCCGTCCACTCGCACGATAACGTCCACTAGGCGGATTAACCTTCGGTGCCTTCGGCGCATCGCTCTTGAACAACGCAGCCAAACCCTTCGCTATCTCAGCCTGACCAGCCTTGTCCTCATCCTGCGGAATAATACCCTTAGAAGTGTCCGAGGGCCGAGTGCCAGTAGCCGACGCACTCCGATCTTGACCACTGAACCTCTGTCCGTAATCCCGCAAACTCGTACCATTCGAGTCCTCCGGATTATACTCACCACCAGTCTCCAAGAATCTACGCATCCCAGATTTTCCACCCAAATGCGCCATCCCCAACATAGCCTGCGGCGTAATCTTAACCCCACCAACAACCTGACCAATATATTGATCCAACTCGTTGTCAGCAACGTAATTCAATATATCACCCTCATGCCACGACTGAACTCGCTCCTGTAAAGCAGGATTATTCTTGAACTCAGCCATGCTGAACTTCTGACCAGTCGCATTCATGTAATCAGCCAAACGTGCCGGACCAAACTGATACTTCCCAGTATACCCCTCGCGGTTCACAACGTCATAACGGCCCCCGCTCTCACTACGACCAAGCTCTTCTCTAAAATTAACCATATCAAGCTCCAAGGTTCACGGACCACGATACAACAATCCCAAATGAAAATACACCCGCGATTTTTTCTCGGTCCTGGGACTCCTAATGAATCTGCGCCTTACGCGCCCTCTTCGTCCTCCGGTAACTCCGGTTCTTGCTAGCTTTTAGAACACCAAGATTTTTTGCAGAGTTATCTCTCGGGTTCCCGTTCCGATGTGTAACGTCATTCCCATCACCCTTCTTGACCCTGCCCTTCTTGGTCATAGCGGCTCGGGCCGCGTTCCTCGCTGCTCGGTTCTTCTTTTGCTTAGGCGACGAGTGGTAGTTCTCGTATTCTTTTTTGTAGTTGCGTGGCACTTGTGGACTCCTTGCGCTGGGACAACAACCCTAATGAAATTATACACGAATGAATTTACAAAACCAACATTATAGGGTGTACACAGAACAACCGTGGCGCAAATATAGGGGGTGCCCCCGTTGCGATAGGTCAATGTCACCAGGTTTTTGCCAGAGTTACCCCCGTATAGTTTTATAGAGTAGTATGCAGGTCAGCTAGGTACGTGGCTCTTGGCTCTAGGTCTATGTGTGCAGCATAGTTCTCCAGAATATTTTAGGATCGACCCCTTCGATTTTTTGGGCGACGCCCGGGCTGTCGTGAACCAAGCCCCTTCAGGTCTTGGCCCTTCGGGCTTCCATCCCTGTCGCACCGCTCTCAGGGATTTTTCATCCCTGCCGCTCGGGCAAACCCTGAACAAACGTGGGACGTTTGATCCCTTTAGGAACGACGTATCAACCCTCACCTGACGCCGTCGTGCGTGCAGTGGCGCGCGCGACGAGCTTTCAGGTGGGCTTGATTCGCCGTGTCGGACGCGTCGGTAAACTCCTTGCCTCCATGTTGCAAGAGAAGGAGAGCTACTAATCGTCCGTCTTTGCGACAGTCACAGGGGGCACGAGCATGTTTGATTTAAGCAGTCGTGCCCTGTCTGCACTGTCACACGACGGACGATGCACACCCGCCCACGCTCCCGCTTTTGTGGGCTTCATTCAGTGGATGTAGCATATTTTTGGTGTGCGTCCCCTTGCGCGTAAGTAAATCAGACGACGTGGAATAGATTCGGGGCAACGGGAACGCCGTTGCCTGTTAACCGAATCACGTAGAGTCAATCACCAGCGAAACAACGCAACATCACTGCAACGGTTAGTGTGACAAAAAACAGAGCCAAACCGTCTCTGTTTTTTGTCGCTTTATTAGTATTCCGTTGACCTAGTGACGTAGCATCGTTTCTTGCGCAAGCGTTGAAACAATTCGTGAGCAAAGCATCACGAACCGTAAACTTTGTTTCAAGTGATTGACTCCCGCCCACGTCTGATCTCCGGTAGGTGTATCAAATAATCGATACATAATCTTAATCATTACGAAAGGAGCCTGTTATGGCTAAATCAACATACATGACAATCAACAACACATCAGGTGATGTCACTCTTAATCTGCGCGAGGTCAAGTTGATCCTGCGGGTGCTTGAGGGTGCGCTCAAAAAGAACGAGAACATCACCGCATGGTCATGTGAAGTCGATCTCTACAACGATCTATCTGAAGCATACAAGAGTCAACTCGACCAGTTGGCAGCGGATCTTGAGTATCATCAGAAGTACTCAATTCCAACAGAGTCAGGCGGGGACATCGTTCGCGCTCGTGACGAAGCAACGAAAGGAGAAGCAGCTTAATGGAATACTTCAACTTGTTTCACACGCCTAGCAACTGGGACGAGTTGATGGATTGGGTGGACGGACACGCTAAGTCCGACCGCCCACATCTTATCACAGCCGCAGCCATGGGTTGGAACCTGGCTGTCTCAACTAGTCAATCAGAACAGAAGGAAAATAAAGATGACTAATGATTTCGAAACCAAACTAGCAGACCTCGTATGGTCACTAATCGAACCCAAGATCGACCAGAAACTCGCACAGTTCCGCGATGAGATCGGTTCAGACGACAGCTTCGGGATGACCGACGACTACCTCGCTAACAAGATCGAGGAATGGATGCGGTATCACTTCGATCTGTCCGACTACTCATTCGACATCACGGACTACTCGTTCGATATCGACAGTATGGTTGATGCTCAGGTTCAGTACCTTGCCGAAGACGGCGACCTGAACGACTGGCTCGGTAACAGCACCGATGACGACACGCTTCGGCTCAAGGTCATCGACATCATCGGCGACATCACAGTCGGATTCAATGTCAAATAACGCAACCAGCGGGGGCTTCGGCTCCCGCACCAAACAGAAGGATAAACAACATGCGTAGAGAAACTCAAAAGATCATGAATGCTTTCAGAGGTGGTTATCCCGCCCGAGCAGCACGGACACACACAGATGGTCAGACCGTCTGGCTACACAACAACCGCATCGCATGGCGCGACAATGCTGACATCTACTTCACACTCGCAGGTTGGCCTACAACCACAACACGCGAACGCATCAACGGTCTACTCTCAACATTCGGTTGGGGTCGTTGGGGTGTCAGCCAACGCAATCACGAACAGTGGCTCGTGCATCATGCCGAAAAGGTGACAGAGATTGGTGACAGCGAGGTCATCAGCTTCATGACACTGCGCAACTTCGAGGACGAGTACGGCCTCACATCTTGGACAGACAGCAAATGGGAACTAATCAAATGACAATAGGTGGATTCACATTAATGGACAGTGGCTTCGGGCTATCTGTCACAGAGTATGAAGCAGGTTGGTCGTTCTGGTTACAGGGCGACGACGCTCAACAGTTCCGCGATGAGTGGGAAGCGTATCAACTAGGTGTCGGGAATAACTTCCGGCACTTCCTATCAACACACGACTACGACACACTGTTCCAATAAAGGAAGGGGGCTTCGGCTCCCTTCTTCAACTACTATCATAATGTGTCCCGCTGGTCGCGGGACGCTGTCAGTTTAAAATGAGTTCCCCTAGTCGGGGAACAAGTATTAGTTTAAAATGAATCTCGCTGGTCGCTCGATGAGTATAGTTTAAATTGAGCCTCCTTCGTCGGCACAGGTTTAGTGGTGCTCGGCTCCCTCCTTCGTCGGTCGCCTCGCGGGGAAAAATGCGCGCGTGGGGCCGCAGGGCCGCAGGCCATGGTCAAGGTTCGATGCCCAATATAAAAGCCGCGCGGGGCCGCAGGGCCTCAACCGCCTCCCTCACGCTCCGATGTCCTTGGCCCTCGGTCCCATTTACTCCTTTTTCAAGTAAATCGGGTCCTTTTTCTCCCCCAAACGAATAAACCAACCCTGAAGAGGGGGCCTTTACCAAGAAGAAACTTGCCCCACCTCGGGCATAATATGCCATATGCCACGCGATTTGATGAGGCGACACCAAAACTGCGTTAGATTTTGCTACCTTCAGTTCTATCCAAAAGGGTACACCATCGGCAACAACGTGTACATCAGGTACACCGCCGCCGTGCTTGTTCTCAATTCGGGTCGCGAACCACTTCTTCGGTAGAGTGTTCCGTATCGTGTTCCAAAAGTTCGCCTCGGGTCCCTTGCTCATCGGGTGTTACATCCTTGTACTCTGCCTCGATCTGGAACGCCTGTGGATATTGCTTTTGCAGCGCAGCAAGTCGGGCCGTGATTTCGTCCCGCGATAGCTGATCGATTGTGTTTATTGTTTCACGCCTGTCGATGGTCAGACCCCCCAAGGCCGAGCGGATTTTTTCCGCGTTGATTGCAGCCGAGAACTGTCCCGCCTCCTCCGCACCAAGCGAAAGTTTATGCAGCCGCTCAAGCTGACCGATCTGCGTCACGCCGTACCGACGCTCCCGCTCCTCTCGTAGCTCCTGAATGTACTCCAGAACGTGAGGGTAATCCCGACCGTTGAGCAGCTTCGACGCTGACACGTTTGCAACATCAGGGGAATACCCCGCCTTACGAGCGCACTCCGCGTTGCTATAGATGCCCTCGACAACGTGCTGTGCAAAAGTCATCTGTCGATTAGTAAGCTGCCGACCGTGTTCTTCTTCAATCTTTTTCTTGATGGATGCCATGCGAACCTCCGCTTCTGACAACAACAATACAACAAGCGAAAGCTCGTTTCAACCGAGCAGAAGTGTAAACAGGGGGTGTAAACAGGGGGTTTCCAGAAAACAGAAGTGTAAACACTTTTAGGGGGTACCTCAAACAAACAACATGTAGGTACCAGAGATCACCCGAAAGAAGTGTAAACAAAAGGGCCGTTTTGTAAACAGGTGTAAACAGGGGCAGCTATATAAATAAGGGCTTGTTTACGCTGTTTACGCTGTTTACGCCTCAAAAAAAATATTTTCAGGCAGTTTAGAAATCTCAGGATTTGCATGTATATAGTAAACTTCGTAAAAAACTGGTTGACTATCTGATCCACTTGCTTGTAGTCTACAAGTATTCAACAACTACGCTAATACGGAGATTATCATGGCATATAATGGTTGGACTAATAAAGAAACGTGGCTCGTGAACCTATGGTTGGGCGACATGTTTACCGTGGACCAAGAAGCGGGAACCGAGATCACTGCGGATTACATCGAGCAAACCGTTGACGATATGGTTGAGCAAGCAATGGACCAAGGAGCGCGGGACTTTAACGGTTTCGTCACGGACCTATTGAACTGCGCCTTGGGTGAGATCGATTACCACGAGATTGCGGATCATTATGACGAGGAGGTAATTGAAGATGCTTAATATTGATTGCATGGAAGAGGGTACGATGGTGCTTGATTGGGATCCCGCTGCGTACAAGACGAAGGCGGGAGCGGCAAAGGGA